ATTTTGTGATTAATGTAACACTCATCAACATACTTGGTATTGTCTCTATCTTCTTTAAAAGCATAAGTATTTTATTTATTGATGAGCATTTATTGAGATGCGTTTACCCTTAAATTCTTTCTCAATGATAACACCCTTTGTTTGCATATTTCTTCTACTAACCTAGAAGCATGTTCACTCAATACTCCTTGGTAGATTGCTAAAGCATGAATAGAGGGATCATTAATTATCTACTGATTATTTTTATTATACGTCATTTTCTAGCTTAAAACTTTTGAGTAGTCTCTCCATTATCTACCTTGGAATACCCACTTAGAACAAAAGTCGTAGTCATCAAATTTTGATACTATCACTTCTTTAACACACTAACCAAGCCCAACATTGCCTTAATCTTTATTTTGGCTGGTGTGCAGTAATATGCATTCTGAAATGTCCTAGACATGCCATATCACCAAGTCATCCCCTGCAGCCCATAAGAAATGTTTATAAATATGCAATCCAGAGTCATACAAATAAAAGCTTCCATATGCCAATGATGCGCTAGTGTTGAAGTAAGTCGTAAATGGGTGGCCACTGAATGTCATACCGGAAATGTCGTAGTACATGAAATTCATCCAAGGTTGTAGGTCCTGTCCGTACTGAGGCATTGTGTTCCTGAAAGAGTTAATCACTTCTTGTGGCCATTTAGACAGACCTACACCTGGCAACTAAACAAACATCAAACTTCTGTGATCTAATGCTTAGTCCAAAAAAGTTTTTTGCAATTATTCCATATCCCTAACATTGTTTTAAAACCAAAGATTTTGTTTTAACTTCTCAAATATTTTGTTTACCAGCTTCTTAGTTACTGGATCTATAGCTATTTGCCTAAGTACTACGTGTTAAGTACTTTCGAATGCACTTCCATCTATGGAGTGGCTTAACATGCTAGGAGACACTTTAGAAGTAAACAATTGTTAAAGTTACTTCTTGTTAAACCCTTAAATGAATCCAGGCATAACTTATTTGAGTGCAGGCCAAAACAGTTTTTGTATCAGCGTCAATAACCCGCAGTACTACCTACTAGGATTGCAGATCGTACGAGGACGTTCAGACACATTAGTTATTATGTTATTATTAATGTTTATAGCCTCTGTGTTATAGATTTCCCCTCCTTTCAGCATTGTTTGAAAAGTCCCTGGTGAAATAGAATTCTTAGATACCTCTCTCATCAATTACCTCATGTAATTATCTTTCTTAGCTTATGAGAATCCCTCTCTAGAGTTTACATCTTTTATAGGGTTATAAGATAGTACATAACTATAATCAACCTTATCTAATTTTCTTATTATGTCTGAAGTGTATCCTTTGCAAAACCCTCTAAATTTATCTAACTACTCTTATTCTACGTACAAGTGAGAAGCGAAGAATCTATGATATAACCCGTAGAACAGATTGTCGACGGTCTTGGAATGGAATTCGTAGTTTACATTAGCGTTAGTCCACCCGGTTACGACATTCTTGCAGGAATATGAAGGTTGCTATAATTGACCTTTATGTATATAACTTCCGAGATTTTGTTTATAGTACTGTTAGAGTCTAGGTAGTGATTTTGAATGATATTCCTTGTATTAATCACTGAATGGCAAGTGACTTGGTAAGTCCTGTATAGTCTTCCAAGGTTTATTCACATAGTAATCTTGAAGTTCAGTGAATTTTGATTCTTTAGGAACTTTGTCTTTTATATTCTTGTTGCAGTACACCTAACTCTCTAACATCATTACTTATTGGTTAATTTTGCTCATATTAAAGAAACTTTGCAAATCACATTTTTCATTCATCTCTTACACATTCTGACTATAACCATTTACCATCATGTTGACGTTAGTCAATTGTAAATCTCTCTTTTGGCCCATTCCTAAATGTCTTTTAATAATATCTGTGTAAGACTCTAGTGGTTGATGAGTGTATTCTAAGTTTTTAGTCTTGGATATGACTCTTAAGCTAAGAACGTCTGAACCTAGTGCATCCCTAAAATGCTCATCTTACCAGCACTGACCATAAAATTAATATACTCTGCTACTGTCTCTAGTGTAAGACTCATAAGTGCTACGGAACAGTACCTAATTCTGTTATCCCACTTGCTCAATGTAGTTCTTGAAGAAAGTGCCTTATACATTATAAATGCATCCGTGAGTAGGTGTAGGAGGCATCTAGATGAAAGGTTTTTATTTTCCTTGAATATTCTAAGTGGCTTAGAAGTAGTTTATCCATCCTAAAGGTATTATTCTATTGACGGACTATTAATCTTTCAAGTACACGTTCTAGTGTTAATAGACTCTGCCACTGCTCCTGCAGTTCATCATTATTTGCTAATTTTCATTAATGGTATAACAACCTTCTCTGCCTGGTAAGTTATACTTCCCTGGAATAGGGTAGAAGTCTATCCCAGATACCTACATGAATACGTTATTGCCTGTAACGTTGAATTCTAAACCTTATAAGTAGTAGTGCACATCATTGATCAAGATATGAATGCTCTGATAGCAACCACTTCTGATATCAAAATGTTCGTTGTCAAAATGTAACCTCAAATATCTTTCTGACAAGAATGCATCAAAATATTAAGTGACCCCTGTTAGCAAGCGTTTTTACAAAGGTTTTAGTCTTGGTTGTTCTATTCTATCCAATTCGTATTATGACTCATTATTTTAATGGTATGTATTGTCATACTAATCGAGATTGGGTCTCACTGGAATGTAGTCTACTAATGGTAGTAACTAGTGGGTTCTAGCATACTTTGCTCCTAGATCTACTACTAAGGTATTGCCTTGACTTGATTCTATCTATTACAAGCTCTGTAGCTACATTAGATCACTGCAGTATCTCATGAAGCTATGCCCACCATTAAAAGTTTTTTGATTCTTGATAGTCTCTAATGGACCCGCTAGACCTAGTGTCTACAGGTATTGAATTTACTTTCCAGGCAAAACTCCACGAGGGTTACATTTCAGTATTTACCCATCTCTATGTAGACCCTTTTATTCATTTTATTCTTATCTTTACTAAATTGGCATCATCTCTGGGTGATAGATATCATACAACAAAGGCTTGGTTAGTCCAATGCAATCACAGCCGGGAAAAGTACCTATTGTTGAGTTATAAGTAAACTTGTCCATCCTTTAGTTTTTGTAGTGTTGCACCAAATCCTGCAACAAGCCATTTACCATAAATTCTTTTATGTTGCACATTTTCTATCCTGTTATACGAACTAGTGAGTTAGGGTTCTTTTTAGAACATAAGATTTTTGCGTAGTGCTTCAACACTTATTGACTACTGCATGTTAGAGGGCCTTGATCTTCTTGAGTCTAGAACATCAATTGACACTACCCTATCTCGAACATTTAAGTCGTTGTGTTTTTAGGTAACTTGTCGTATGGTAAGGTTCGCAAGTAGTAGCACATCTGATTTATTCTTTTCTAGATGTTAGATACAGGTGCTTCTTCTACTTAGTAGGGCTATTTGGACTATTCTTGCAGAGCTTATTCATGTGTTTAATATTTTAGATTTCTATAATCTACTAGAGACTTTTCTTCTTGATCGTTCTTCACACTAGTCAAAATGTTTTTTCTCTTTTGATTAGATCTGTTTCCTTTTATTCCTGTCTTCCTGATGACTTTCTTCTTAGACTTGCT